AAAAAGATGCGGTCACGGGTAAGGAAACGTGGGCGCATTTTGATGAAGACGGTAAAATGATTTTTGAGAGCAGCCAGAATGTTGACGCTCTTCTTGCTAATAACCGCGATGAACGCAATGACTACCGCTCTGGTAGCCTGCAAGGTAATACGCAGCGACATCAACAGAAGGTTGCGGAAATACCCACAGCATTGTATCATCAGCTAATCCAAGAGCTAGGACAGCCCAAAGATAATCCCAAAGGCTGGAAGAAATGGCTCAATGACTATGACAACAGGTTCTTTAGAACAAGTGGCGGTAGAGTATAATGGCAATCGGAACTTACGCAGAACTTAAAACGGCGATTGCGAACTTCTTGGCTCGTGATGATTTAACTGACCGCATCCCTGAGTTTATCTCTCTTGCAGAGGCGCGTATGAGCCGTGAGCTTGGTACACGCTCTCAGACAAAACGAGCCAATGCTACCCTTACTGCTGGTGATGCGTTTGTTTCCTTACCGACTGACCTGCGTTCCATTCGTTCCGTAAAGCTAAATACAACACCTGCTGAAGTGCTTGAGTATTACACGCCTATGGCGCTTGACAGCCACTATACATCTAATGCAACAGGCAAGCCTCGCGCCTACACAATCTTTGGTAGCGAGATTAAGTTTGCACCTACACCTGATAGCGCCTACACGGCAGAGCTTATTTACGGCGAGGGTGTAGATGAGTTGTCTGACAGTAACACTAGCAATACAATTTTAACCCGTCATCCTGACGCATATCTATATGGCTCTTTGGGCGCTGCTGGTGTATATTTGATGGATGACCAGAAAACTGCTTTGTATGAGCAGTTGTTTACACGCGCAATTACAGAGATTAAACGTGAAGAAGCTGAGAGTCAGTTTGCTGGCTCTGCTCTTCAAATGAAATCTGATTACGGAGAATAGACATGAGCGCAATGAGCGATTATTTGGAAGATGCCTTCCTTGACCATTTTTTAGGCACGAGCAGCACATCTGCTCCGTCTGCTGTTTATATTGGGCTGCACACTGCTGACCCGACTGATGCTGGTACTGGCGCTGAAGTAAGTGGCAATGGCTACGCACGTCAGTCAATGGCATTTGCTGCGTCCTCATCGGGTACAGCATCTAACAGTGCTGCCGTTGAGTTCCCTGCTGCTTCTGGTGGTAACTGGGGTACGATTACACACATCGGTATTTACGATGCTTCGTCCTCTGGAAACCTACTGTTCCACGCAGCATTGACGGCTTCCAAGACAATCAATGATGGTGACATCTTTAAGGTAGCAGCTTCAGGCGTTGACATTACGGCGGCCTAGTCATGGCTGACATCGTAGGGCCAAATCTTGAGCAGCTAGATAACTGGGGAACTTTAGATAGTCTTCCCTATTCGCTAGATAGTTCTATCTGGCTGACTGCTGCCCTGCGTGAAGGTGAATCTACCCCATCCACATCTGCGTCTGTAGCGGCTGTTGGTTTTGGTATCTTTGAAGGCGCTGCCGCAGCATCTACAGCATCTACTGTAACCTCTGAAGGCATACGCATACAGCTTGGCGCGAGTAACATAAATGTTACCAGCACCGTTTCTGCTGAAGGTATCCGTATCCAGTTTGGTGCATCTGCGGTTGCTGGCCCAGCCACAATGTCGGCAGAGGGTGTGCGCATTGTTGTTGGCGCTGCTCAACCATCAACAGCCGCTACAGCAACAGCGGAAGCCATTAGGGTTGTTATTGGTGCATCGTCACCGTCTGCAAGTGTCTCCGTATCTGCTGACGGTATTCGCATCCAGTTTGCTGCATCCTCTATCTCTTCTTCTGCAAGCGTTAGCTCTGCTGGCATCCGTGTGCGGGTTGGTAATAGCTCCGCATCTACGTCTGCATCAGTCAATGCGGAAGGTGGCCTCCTTGCAACTGCTACAGCCAGCTTAGAGGCATTTGCTACCATCCCAGACGTCACTGCTAACTTTGAAGTATTGGGGACTGCTAACCCGCAGCCTATTGCCACAATAGCCGTAGATGCTGAAAAACTAGGCGAATTGTGGGGTATTATTGCAGCCGAAGGTGAGGTATGGTCTGAGGTAGCAGATGAAGGTGAAAGCTGGACTGTGGTGTCTGCTGAAGGTGAAAGCTGGACACCGATTGCTGCTGGTTCTGAGACTTGGACAAACGTGTCTGCTGGAAATGAAAGCTGGAGTTCGCAATGATTAGCTTTGGGGAATTTTTACCTGACCAATCAGATTTTGGTAACGCAGGTGTTACAGTAGCCAACAACGTCATTCCTGCGGCTGCTGGCTATGAGAGTATGCAGAACATCTCTGAGATTAGTGGCGCTGCTGACCAAGTGATTGTCGGCATGTTTGCTGCCGCTGACGATGATGGCAACGTAGCTTTGTATGCTGCTGACCGCACAAAGATTTACAAGTTTGATACGACTGATGGTTCGCTTGATAATATTAGTAAGTCTGGCAATTACAGCACTGGCGCAGAAGACCGTCCTCGTTTTGTTCAGTTTGGTGAGACTGTAATCTCTACTAACTTTGCTGACCCGATTCAAAAGATTACTGCTGCCGCTGCTGGATTGTTTTCTGACCTTTCTGCTGATGCACCGAAGGCCAAGTACCTTGCTGTGGTGCGTGACTTTGTAATGACTGGATTTACCAATGACCCAACGGATGGAAACAAACCATACCGTGTGCGTTGGTGTGGCATTGGTGACTCTACAAGCTGGGCCGTGGATGCTACGACTCAAGCTGACTTCCAAGACATTCAAGACATGGGTGATGTGACTGGACTTGTCGGCGGCGAATATGCCACTATTCTTATGGAGAAAGGTATTGTGCGCGGTAGTTACATCGGTGCGCCACTGATATTCCAGTTCGACAAGGTGGAGACGGTGCGTGGTTGTAAGGTTGCTGGCAGCGTTTGTAATGTCGGTCACAGTGTCTTCTATCTGGCTGATGACGGCTTTTATATGTTTGATGGTGAGCGTTCTCGCCCCATCGGCGCAGAAAAGGTAAACCGTTTCTTCTTGGAAGATTGGGACGGTGCATATGCTAAGAATATGACTGCCTCTGCTGACCCGCTTCGTCAGATTATTGTTTGGTCTTATGCGAGTACGGCGGCTACAAATGGCTCACCTGATAAACTTATTATCTATAACTATGCGCTTGATAAGTGGAGTACCGCGTCTGTTGCTGTGGATATGGTTGCACCTATTTATACCGCTGGCTACACTCTTGAAGCTCTTGATGCTGCTTTTGGTAATCTTGACGTTCTACCTGCTTCTCTCGATGGTGCTGTCTATCGCGGCGGCGAGTTTCTATTTGCCGCTTCAAAAGACAAAAAAATCCAAACCTTCACAGGAAGCACACTGAGCGCAACAGTAGAAACTGCTGAGTTTGAGGTGCGTAAGGGTTCTCACTCGCTGCTAAACAATGTCATTCCATATGTTACCTTGCGTGAAAACTCTACTGGCACAGTGACCGCACAGGTTGCCTCTCGTAATCGTCAGGTTGACACATTTACGTTTGGCAGCGCATCCAGCTTGAATAGTGATAATTTCTGCCCTGTACGCTCTAACGGACGCTACCATCGGGTGCGTTTGAACTTGAGCGGCGAGTGGAAGAAAGCGCAGGGCATTGACGTTGATGCTAATACGATAGGACGCAGGTAATGGCTAATCAATACCGCAGACTTCCGAATATGGGTGGTACGCCTCGTGAGGTTGCGGAGGTGGTCAACAACCTTGTGGAAGGTAAGATAAACTCTACTGGCGCATTTCAGTTGGCTGCAAGCTCTACGACAACAACGGTTAGTGATTTGCGTGTAAACCCTAACAGCGTGATTCTTTGGACACCTAAGTCAGCTAACGCAGCCCAAGAGCTATCTCATCTCTATCTTAGTAGCGTAGGCAAGCAAACCTTTACACTTACACATCGCAGTAATTCAAATACGAGTGATATTCTTTTTCATTATGCTGTTCTAGGATAGCGTTTACAAACGGTGGATAACCGTATAAATTAAGGCCAGAGGTAAATAAAATGGCAGACGGAACTACAGAAACAGTAACCCAGACAGGTGTTGACGAGTTTGCTCAACCCTTCTTGCAGTATGGTATGTCTGAGGCATTGCGCCAGTATCAAGCTGGTGCGCCGCAGTTTTATGGTGGCCGCACATTTGCTGAGTTTGCACCACAGACAGAGCAAGCACTGCGTATGCAAGAGCAACGCGCCGTAGCTGGTAGCCCACTGACGCAACAAGCGCAAGCAACCCTTAGCTCGTTTCTTGGAAGCACCGGCCCTCAAGGTCAGTATGTACCGCCTGCACAGTCTGGCCTGCTTACTGGCGCTATTCAACGTGCGCTAGACCCCGTACAAGCCCGTGTGCAGAGCCAACTGGCTCAACGTGGTCGCTTGGGTTCTGGTGCTGCTGCTGATGTTACAGCCCGTGCATTGGGTGATGTAGCTGCTGATGTAGCTTATCGTGACTTTGCCACACAGCGCGGTCTTGGACTGCAAGCTGCACAAATGGCCCCAGCTATGGCTGCTGCTGACTATGCTGACATTGCCCGTCTGCAACAAGTCGGTGCTGCCCGTGAAGCTCAAGCACAACGCGGTATTGAAGAAGCTATGCAGCGCTATCAGTATGAGCAGACATCTCCGATGGAGCAGTTGGCTCGTTACCAAAACATTATTGCTGGCTTCCCGATGGGTCAGGTTTCAACGCAGATTACGCCGTACTTTGAGCCTAGCAGCGGTCAACAGTTCTTGGGTGGCGCATTGATTGGCTCTCAAATATACGAACAAGACCCGCTTACTGGCGCGCTGATTGGCGGATTGCTAGGGAGGTC